GTTTCATATCCATCGCTCGACGTTGATGTATTCGCCTTTGGCGGCGTCAAAAATGCAAGGAGCGGTTACCGGCTGGATAGCATCAGTCCAATCCGGTCGTGCGGCCTTGAGAAGTTTGCAGACTTGCTGAACATCGTACATAGAACCGCGAAACAGGCACGCATCGTGAAAGAATCTGCCGTCGCCGATTTCGAGCCTGCGGTTTGCCATGACAAAGTACATGCATTTACCGGTAACGCCCGGCTCCCAAGTTTTTTGTTGGTTCTCCCAATTCGTGTAAGTTTTTTCCATGTGGGGTGATCCGTTTCTCTGTGCATTTTCAAAGCAAGTCGGGGGTTACCCGACTTGCACGATCCGCCGCGTCTCGGTATCGAACCAACCATGACGGCGGGTCAGACCATTGCTGCCGAGGCAGGTCAGATCGAAGTAGCGCTGACGTTCGGCAGGAACATCGCCTTCTGCCCAGTACGGCAGCACGAGGCTGTAGGAATCGCCGAGGTAGCAGTCTCCGACGAGTCCGCCGCAATCGGCGCAGGTAAAAACGCGAACCTGACGCTCGACCGGAAAGCCCTTCGTGCAAGAGCAGCCAGGGCAGGAAGTCATAGGAACCGCTTTGCGGTTCGTCTTGGAAGTTGAAACGTTGTTCATATTCAAAGTATACACAGATGCCAGGCATCTGTCAATAGGCAAGTAAGAAAAAAGTGACACAGCAAGAAATTCTCCTCAAGATCGAGCAAATCGATCAGGCGATTCTACGGATTGCATCCGGGCAAGCTGTTGTAGAAATTGTCTTTGGCGACAAATCGCAGCGTTTTGCCGAGGCAAACCTCGGCGAGTTAAAGGCGATTCGGGATTCTCTCTACGGTCAACTGCCGGCATCGGCAACCGGGCAGGTAGGGCCGCGGCGGGCGCCGATAGGTTTCTGGTTTTAAAGGGTTTATTTAAAATGTCAAGCAACACCTGACATTCCCGCATTTTGTAATATCCAACACACAGCAAGGCAATGAGCGAAGTACAGACGTTCGCCCATGTCGGATACACGTATCCGGCGGGGCTGCAGCCGGCGCAGCATGTCGGCGCTGATCTGGAGTCTCGCGAATCGAGGCTGTGGCGCCCGTACCCCGGCTCGGCCGATGCCGATCTGCTCCCGGAGCTCGAGCCGCTGCGCTCGCGAGCGCGCGACATCGCGCGTAACAACGGCATCGCGTCGGGCATCGTTGAGACTTTCAAAGACAACATCGTCGGGTACGGACTCCGGTTGTCATCGACTCCGGACTGGCGGCTGCTCGGGAAAACAAAAGAATGGGCCGAGGAATGGAGCACGTTCGTTGAGGGGCTGTGGCGCGAATACTCCGAGACGACGGCGTTCGACGCAGCCGGGCAGCTAACTTTCCATCAGGCGACCCGCCAGGTAGTCGGCGCGATGCTGACACACGGCGAATCGCTGGCGTTAGCGTTGTGGCTGCCGGACGTCGACCCGCACACGCCGTACGCCACAAAGTTTCAGATGGTCGAATCAGACCGTCTGAGCAATCCGACGACGAAGCAAGACAGCAAGACTCTCCGCGGCGGTGTCGAGATCGATGGGTTCGGACGTCCGGTCGCCTACCACATCAAACGGACGCATCCCGGCGATATCTATCTGACCTATAACTGGTCGGAGCAGGACTGGGAGCGGATTCCCGCCGCAACCGAGTGGGGCCGCAAGCAAGTCTTGCACGTGTACGAGAAAGAGCGTCCGGGTCAGACGCGCGGCAAGCCGCTGTTCTCGAGCATCTTGGAAAAATTCCGAATGCTCGACAAGTATCAGCGCACCGAACTGCAAGCCGCAATCGTGAACGCCATGATCGCGGCGATTGTCGAGACTCCGTTGCCGCCGGAGCAGGTCGCGGCGATGTTCGGCGGCGACGTCGAGGGCGAGCAGTTTCAGAAATGGCTCGCGCAAAAGCAGGAATACATGGCGGAGCTCAAGGGCGGCTCCATGATCCACACGATGCCGGGCGAGCACGTGACACCCTTCACGCCGGCGCGTCCAGCTACTGCCTTCGCGCCGTTCTGTGACGCCATCGCGCGGCAGATCGGCACAGGCGTGAATCTGCCGTACGAGCTCGTCATGCGGGATTTCTCGAAGACGAACTACTCGAGCGCTCGCGCGGCGCTTCTCGAGGCCTGGCGGTTCTTCATGAGCCGCCGTTCGTGGCTGTCGACCTGTTGGGCGTCGCCGGTATACGAGTTGTGGCTGGAAGAGGCGATCAACGAGGGAATCATCGAAGCGCCTAGGTTCTATGAATTCCGCTATGCGTACTCGAAGTGCAAGTGGATCGGGCCGGGCCGCGGCTGGATCGATCCATTGAAAGAAGCACAATCCTCCGAGGTTCGGATGCGCAATCTCGTCTCGACGCTCGAGCAGGAGTGTGCCGAGCAAGGGCTCGACTGGGAGGAAGTTGTCTCGCAGCGGGCCGCCGAGTTCGCGCGCATCGAAGAGCTCGGGCTCGACAAGTATCTGAAGCCGGCGACGCCGAAGACAGATATACCTGGCGAGAAAGAGCCGGTCGATACCGAGACAGACGTGGAAGAGGCTCCCGAAGTGCCGATGGCGGTATGGCGGCGTATGTGGCAAAGATTCGGATCCTTCATCGGAGTACAAGATGCGAGCGTTTGAATACGCAGTCAAGCAAGCCTGGGCCATCCGCGCGCAGTACCGCGATGACGGCACGATCGAAGCGCCTGAGCTCGAGCTGATTCTCAACGCGGCGCGGCGCGTTCACGATCCGGACTTCGCCGCCGTCATCAGGGCGCAGGAGCGGCATGCCGAGGCGCGCGCGGCGGCGCTGAAGCCGGTCAACGGAGTTGCGCAGATTAACGCGATCGGGCCGATCTTCCGCTACGCGAATCTGTTCACCGAGATATCGGGCGGCGCGACCGTTTCAGGTTTGCAAGCCGACTTGCAGGCTGCGATCGATGACTCTTCCGTTCGCGCGATTCTGCTCAACATCGATTCGCCAGGCGGTCAAGTGGAAGGCATCAGCGATCTTGCGGAGGCAATCAGACATGCTGGAAGCAAAAAGCCCATCGGAGCATTTAGCGATGGCACAATGGCATCCGCCGCTTATTGGCTCGGCAGTGCCGCCAAGCGTATCACCGTATCCGATACCGCACTGGTCGGATCGCTCGGGGTCGTCGCCACACTCCCGCGCAAAAACGGCAAAGAGAAAGAATCCGAACCGTACGAGTTCGTTTCTTCGATCAGTCCAAAGAAGCGCATCAACGTAGAAACCGACGACGGCAAGTCGCAGGTTCAGGCGATTGTCGACAGCACCGCAGCGGTGTTCCTCCAGAAAGTTGCGGACTACCGCGGCGTATCGTTTGAGAAAGTTCAATCCGATTTCGGACAGGGCGGCGTTTTAGTCGGCGCTGAAGCGGTCGCCTGCGGCATGGCCGATCGAGTCGGCACAAGAGATTCTGTGCTCGCGTCCCTTCTCCCTCGCGAGCGCACATACAGTTTTGGCGCGCTTTCCGCCGCCAAGAATCCGCAAATAAGGAGCAGAAAGATGGATATCGACTTCACGGCGGAACAACAAGCCGCCGTCACCGAACAACTGAAAGCCGAAAATGCGCAGGCAAGAGCGGAGGCTCGCAAAGCCGAACGCGAGCGCATCGCGGCAATTCTCAACTCGCCCGAGGCCGCCGGCCGCGAGGCACTCGCCCGCAAGATGGCGCTGTCGATGGACATGAGTCCGGAGGATGCCATCAGTTTGTTGTCGGAGTCGCCGAAAGCAGCGGCGGAAACGCAGCGGTCCGCCGTCGACTCGGAGTTCTCACGGCAGATGGCAAAGGTCAAAAACCCGCAAGTCGGGGCTGACGCCGATGCCGACAATCTCGGCGACAAAACTCCCGAAGAACAGACTGAGTACAAAGCCAAGTTCGTTCTGAGCGCGGGCCGCCGGTAAATTTCCCAGGAAAGAAAAGAAAAGGAGATCGACTAAACATGCCTACATCGTTGGGTTCGGCTGGAATTGCGTCTTTTCAAACGGGCGACTCATATACTCCCGATCAGTTGTTGATCGGCGAGCAGACTACGGTAACTCGCACAATCATTCTTCTTTCAGGACAGAACCTCAATCGCGGGGCTCTGCTCGGAAGAATCACGGCGAGCGGCAAGCACATTCTATCGGCGAGCGCGGCCGGCGACGGCTCCCAGACGCCGGATTGCGTTCTCGCGCATGATTGCGATGCGACCGCCGGCGATAAAACCACCATCGCCTATTTTGCGGGCGGCATGAATCAAAACGCACTCACGCTCGGCGCGGGCCACACCATCGCGAGCATTACCGAGGGTTTGCGCGCGAAGGATATTCACCTTATTACGGCAATCCCTCGCTAGGTGAGAGGGGCAGCAATCACTTTTCAAGGGAGAACAGATTCAAATGCCAATAGACATGTTTACAACCTCGGTCATGAACCGGGTTTTGCAAGACCTCAAAACGGCGCCGCGATTTCTCGTCGACAAATACTTTCCCGCCGAAGAGCGGCACACAACCGAACAAATCATTTTCGATGTCGGAACGAATAAGTTTCGTCTGTCGCCTTTCGTCTCTCCGCTGGTCGAAGGTCAGATCGTCGAACGTCTCGGCGTGACAACCAACGTTGTGACGCCCGCCTACATCAAAGATAAGCGTCAGTGGAACCCCAATGCCGCATTCAAGCGAATTCCGGGTGAAAGCATCGGCGGCAGTATGGGAGCGGAGGAGCGCCAAGCCGCAGTGTTGCGCATGGAGATGGAAGATCAGGTCAACATGCTGCGCAACACGCTCGAGTGGATGGCATCAACCATTCTGAGAACCGGCGCCGTAACAATTACCGGCATGAAGTACCCGACGGTGAGCGTCAGTTTCGGACGGCTCGGCACGCACACGGTCACACTGGCGGGTGCCTCCAAATGGGATCAAGCCGGGGTGAACCCCTTAAACGATCTGCATACCTGGCAGGATCTCGTTTATGCCGACAGCGGCTCGATGCCGGTCGATGTCACGATGGACGGCGCGGCCTGGACTGCATTCCGTAACAACGCGAACGTGCAGGCGCAACTCGATCTCTATCGTGCGGTCGCTACTATGCAGCCGTCGCTCGCCGCCGATCAACCCATCATTACCGGCGGTGTGCTGATGGGCCAGATCGACACGTTTCGCATCTGGGTCTACAGCGGCTCTTATCACGATTCGGTCGGCGTTCTTACCAAGTACCTGCCTACCGGCACGGTGATCATGGCGGGCGACATGGAAGGCGTGCAGGCGTTCGGCGCGATCCGCGACGTCGAAAATCTGAACGCTGTTCCCTACTGGTCGAAATCCTGGGTGACTCAGGATCCCTCGATTCGCTGGCTACTCATGCAATCGGCGCCATTGTTGGTGCCTTACCGCCCTAACGCCTCGCTCGGAGCGACCGTGCTCTAAGCCGTCCATCTGCGTCTAACAGAAAAGGAGATTCAATCCATGAAACTCGTACTGAAAACCGGCGTCGTTCAAGGCGTCGGCGATAAAGAAGTCGTGGCGGGCGAGACGTTCGATTTGCCGGATGAGG